CTCATCTTGTTTGATTTGTTTGATGGCGTTTTCCATTTTGAAACACCCCGTACACAGCTTGCCGTGGTTTTGATTGACGTGGATGGCATACACATCAGCCTGGCAGTGTTCGCATTTCATTTTTCATGGGCTTTTGCCGGCGGCCTTTGCCACAAGCATTACAACAGTACCGATAAGTGTTAGTATCGATGACGTAAGAATTCCTATAAGCCATTTTTTCATTGTGTTGATCTCCTTCCTTTGATCTTCATTGGCTTTTTCAATGTGCTTTATTTCCCTATAAATGCCGCTGTGGGCTCTGCATTCTTTACAGCTCTGATTATCGCTCATTGTTTTAACTCATTGCATATTTAACATTGCGAATGGAAAATGCTACGGCTTCCACCATTGGAAGGTTGTTCCCCAAATCGGAATTATAAACCGCTTGAACCACAAACCGCCGCACCGCCACTTCCCCGGTTTCCGTTGCCAAAAGATCCAGATCAGCCCCGGAAAGGGTGATGGTGTTTGAAGTTGAAGGGTTTGAAATGGATTCTTCTTCCTTTTCATTGATCACGGTTCCATCACCATCCGTTAAGGTCCAGTTGGCGGAATCCGGAGTTTCCGCATTTCCATCATCATCAAAAAATGAAACGGTGATCCCCAAACTTGAACCTTCAACGGCTTCAACGGCATCCCCGGATGAATCAACCAAAACTGAAATAGCCATAATGGCCCCCTTTTATGTGATGGTGAAGATCCCGGAACCATTCCAAGTGATGGTTAAATCCCCGGCTTGCATATCTATTGGGCCATCCAGATCAATCATGGCAATGCAAAGCCCGGTTGTTTTGTGGTAAATTACTGCATGGTCTCCGTTTTGTGGATTCGATCCATCTTGAGCCCAGGTTACGGATGCGCCGGTATCATCAAAAGTCATAACCCCACCGGCTTCCGTTACCATATTAGCCAATGTGTCAAGAAGTAATCCCCCCGCCGCATAATTCCCCGCAGTTGCGATTGCCGTGTAATTAGTAGTTCCACCCGCCACATAAGCTGGAACGGCATCAGATGCAGCACAAACATCGGTAACAATGCCTATCCAAATTTCATCGGCGGCTTCCCACCCACCTTCAAGAAGCGTTGCTTTTGCTTCTTCAAAAACTGTCAAATCTCCCCTTGCCATTTTATGTTCCCCCTTTTTTTAATTGTCACCAACAAAAGTGATTGAAGGTTTTTTGCCAACAAAGGTCATTTCAGGAACCGCACCAACAAAATTCATTGTTGGAACTTGCCCCACAAAACTTGCCGATAAAACCCCCGCTATTGTAACCCCGGACAAATAAACCGTGGCGGCATATTCGGTCAATGCCAAGGCATCAAGCCCGGCGGTGAAACTGATCCCCTTATTCACACCGGCGGCATATTCGGTGATGGCAAGGGCATCCACACCGGCGGAAACATTGATCCCGATCCCAACGGTGGGTGAATATTCGGTTAAAACCAGGGAATCCACACCAGCTGATAAACTTATTTCTTTATTTACGGTGGCGGCATATTCGGTTAAAACCAAGGCATCCAGAGTGGCTGAAACTTCAACACCCGCCGCCGCCGGGACACCATAACAACCAATGGGCATATTGCTTTCTTCCCATGATTCCCCCGCCAAATCGGTAGTGCAACGATCTTGAAACCATTGTGGCAAATCACCAAAATCAGTTCCGTTGCCATCAAGATATCCACTATCCGCTGCCCTATAATCATCGCTCCCTATGTCATTAAAATCATCACTGTCCATGTTAGCAGAAGCATCGTTTTGCCATGCACAAGTGGTTTTTACAAAACTATTACTATTGTAATTTACAAAATCAGCTCCGCCTGTATTTGTATTGCTATCCCCAGCCACACAGTTTGTAAATATCGCATCCACATCAGAATCATTACACCCCATCCCAATATCAGCCCCAACAGAGGTACTTTGAACTATTGTGGTGGTAAGTGTTCCCGCTATTGAATAACCGGCATTAAAACCATAGGCATAGCTATCTGCGTGTCTGTCAACGGCAAGACAAGCTCCTATATTAACTGCATATGTCCCGCTTGCAACGCCTTGCGTGTGTATGCCTGTATTTGTTCCTGCGGCAACCCAACACTTTGTAAGATGAAGTTCTCCCCCACCGTCGGGGCCAATATACATAGGAGCGCTGTTACTGGTGAATTTTAAACCAGAAATATCAAGGTAGAAAGCATTAGTGCTTTCACTACAAATCAACCTGCCTGACACCTCGGCTTCACTTGATGGACTGGTTATACCACCAGTTGTTTCATATCCAGCATCAGCCTTTATCACCATTTTGACAGAAGACGACATTCCAGAAAGATAGCCTGCCAAATAAATATTTGCACTTTGAACATCTCCACGGCAAAGTGCTACTGCATCACCATCGGCAGGGGTTGCAGGACTATCAAGAGTGTTCTCCCAAAGCTGGATTGTGGTGTAGTCTTCCGCACCACCCCAATCAGCATTTGAGCCTACATTTGATTCATCGTTCCAAGGCATTTACTTTTGTATCCTCAATATCTGTTATACTTCTTTGGTTTTTATCTGCTCTTGATGAAATCAAATCTCTTTCACTAACAACCTTATCCTTTTTGTCCATTAACTCTATTGAGTCGCTGCTTAAATAAGGGGTCCAGTTAATTTTATATCTGGATTTGTTTATTGGCTTTGGAGGTAGGTCAATTGTTCCTGCGCTCCATTCAAGCCGAAGATATTTTATCCTGTCGCAAGTTTCCCAATCGTTATATTCACACCTTGCACAATTAAAACAATTGGATTCATAATCATTACAGGGTATGTTCATTTCCATAACAATAGGAATGGTATCGTCAAAATCTTTTTTGGCAAACCTCTCCCGAAAAGATAATATTTCAACAATCCTTCCGTTGCTTCCATGCCCGATTGCTTTTTTTACAAACACAACAACCTTCATTTGATTGCCTTCAGTTCCCTTGCCTTTAAAGGTTTACGCTTTGAAAGTTCTTTTTCCAGATCATAATCTTGCCGATCTTCCAGCTTGGAAATTTCACAATGATCCTTGAACTTGGTTTGAAGGAAGTGATCTTTCACCTTCACCACCAATTTATAATATCGAACAAAGCCATCATGCACATCTTCTGATCCGTCATATTCAAGGGTAGCCCAAATGGGATCATCCGGGAATTCTTCCCTGAAACCCTTCATTATGTGCCATGCAATTTCATTAATCCCTGCATTTTTCATGGCGGTTATCAATTCGATTTCTTCACGGTAGCACCAATAAACTTTGCCCCACTGGGCCAAGTCCAAAACCTTGTGGGCAAGGAATGGGCATTGAAGCACAAAGCCTTTTTCAAGATGGGAATCCTTCAGGCCCTTGACATTCCACTTGCCATCAATCAAAGTCCATTTTGGTGATTTCCCTTCAGCCAACAATTCAGCCGCTTCAATAGAATCATACTTGATTCTGTGTTCATTCAAATAAGGAAACTTATGTTCCCTCGCCAACTTCATGGCAAGTGAATTTGTTCCCGCCCGGTGCAAGCCTGTCACAAATATTTTCATTTTATATGCTTCCCCAAATTTCATCACACCGTTTGCACAACTTGAAGCCATGAAAAAGTTGATCAGGATATGCCAACACTTCCCGCCAACTTTCATTATCTTCAAACATTAAACAATATGGGGCATCACAACCTTGGTGCCCCCAAGCATGAAGTGTTTCATGCCTGATGATTGCATCAATAAAATATTGCCTGATCCCAAACCATCCGGGAATCCAGACCGGCGGGAATATTTCAATGGAATATATATCCCAATGGCACCACCCAAGGATGGAAAAATCCCATCCCGGATCATGTTCTACAATTGACCATCCGGGCGGCAAATTTTTTATGTGCTTATCTTCCACCATTGTTGTTTCACCGTTTTTGAATTAAACTTCCGTTCCAACAATAGGCACCTTTCATCAATCCATCCGCCGGGGGCATCTTCCAGGGTCAATTCTCCGGCATCCCCTTCCAGGAAATCCCATCCGATCCACCAGGGCACCGCAAAAGAAACAACATCATGCCGAAAGGCCCGGATCTGCAAGAATCTATCAGCCGCCAAGCTCGCAATAGCTTCATCCTGGATATCGGGCAACTGTAATAATACCTGTGGTCGTTCCCCATATTCATAATATGATTTTTTGCAATCGGGGTTGTTTGTTCTATCCCTTACAAATTCACCTTCATATTGCCCGGTGGCGGGATTCAGCCCATATTGAACTTTCAGATTGTTGCAAATCAGATCTTCCCTGGTTTTGGAGAAAACCGGATCATCACCCACAATATCGGTGTTGCCATCAACCTTTCCAATACTAATGGCATCCACATCAAAGCCCATTACACCGATCCCGCCGCCGACCTGGGGCAACATGGCACATTGAAATTGACTTAAAAGCCGGGTGATCAAGTCAAACCCATTAACAGAAGCATTATTATAGGTTGCACACTTCGCCGCCGGAAGGATTTGTTTCAGGGTTTTAATTGATGTTAAATGGATATCATCGGAATCCAGATTTGAAAATTGATCCATTACACAATAAACAATATCGGCAAGGTGTTCTATCAGATCCCCGGCGGTCCCGGTATATTTCCCGGAACCATCATCCTTGCCCTTTATCGAACACGAAAGGGGCTCATTCGATACCTGATCCTCGGTAAAATCAAAATAGCCAACTATATTTCCCAAACCATCAGCGCCGGCGGGGTAAAAAGTATAATTCCCGGCCCCAATTACCGATCCATCCTTATCATAAACATTTTCGGTTGTTGCCGTATATTCGGAATCTAAACTTTCCGAATATCCAAGCATGGCAAGATATTTAAAATTGATATCATCGACACACAACAAAGGGATGCCCCTTGACCAATCCCCGAACACCAAAGGCTGAACCTTCCCGGCAACCGAACCGGCCCCGCCTTCCGTTCTGTGGTTGGGCCAAGTGTCAGCATTGATGGTTTGTCCGGGCAATTCCTTGAATTTGTCTTTTGTCTGATCCACCAGGGAAAATGAGTATCTATTTTTGGTATGATTATTTTTTTGAAAAATCCCCTTCCTGATCAAACCATTAGAATCAATATCAGTCCAATCAAGCCCTTCGCACCAAACATAAACAGACCCGGCGCCACCATCAAGCCGCCTGATCAATTCTTCATCTTGCAACCGATCATCATTTGAAATCACAACTTCAATATTACCGATTGAATAACGGGGCCCGGAAATGTCAAAACTGGAACCAAGGCTTAATTCATTAAGGATCTTGCCTTCAAAAAACGGATCATCCCCCCCGGAATTGGGAACCGATATTCCGCCCGGCCTGTTTGTATATCTTTTTATTAGGCCGTTTAGATCCAGCTGCACCAGGAAGGCAACCTTTTCCCCTGCTTTTTTCAAGGCATCTGATATGGTACTCATTATAAAACTTCTTCCAGGTTAATGGTGAATTGAAACCGATCCGGGGAAACATGCTTCATTGAAACCCCGCCGATCAGCTTGCACAAATAACAATCCGTCAAGTCGGATGAATCCGGGATCAGAACAAGATTTTTTCCTTCCAGATAATCAGCCAGGGCCACAATTTCCTTCCGAACTTCCAAAGCGGCATTCCACCCCAGCTGAAACACCCTCTTCCGATCAGCCCCCTTGACCGGGATCATGCCCCCGGCCGGTGTTCTCAACATCTCGATATCGTATTGATGGGCCTTGCCCCATCCTTTGCCCCATTCACGGTTTAAGGTGATCACTTCCCCGGCAACCATTGAGCCAAGTTGATAATAATCATCAGCCGTGTGATGGGCATCAACCTGAACCCGCATAAACCGCTTATTGCCCCCGGTGAACGTTTTGGCAATGTTTCCCTGGAAGATTTCAAAAGTATCGGTGGCGGTAATCGTGCTGATATCGGATTCCGTGTCCAGGATGATATAATCCCCCACATTGTCCTTGATCTTCCATGTGTTGCCGCTTTGTGCCCCGGAAGTCATACGGAAGAAAAGCCCCCGCAATTCATGATCTTTGTAATTGGCAAGCAGAGAAGTGTCCTGGATCATATTTCCATCATCGGAATCCACGGCCCCGGTTGCCAGCTGAAAGGAAACCGCTTCATCCACATCCGGGGACCCCCAGGAGTCGGCGGTGTGCATTTGGAAATCAACCGCCCGGACATTACAACCAAAGAAGGCCACGCCGGTTGCCCGGAATCTTTCATATTGACCCAAATCCAAAACGATATTACATTCAATATTGTCCTGGGTTGACTGGAATGGTTTTGAAGGCGAATGTTCAATCAGGTTTTTCATTGAATAATAATAATCCGGGGTAAAACTCCAATCATCGGCGGCAACCCCGGCCCCGCCATGAAAAACGATTTCGGCCCTACATGGTAAAAAAATCGGGGTTGCATCGGAAGGAACCGGACAAGCATTGGCAGAAAATGCTTCCCACATCCCCCTTTTCACAGAAGTTACATCACCATAATTCCCGACGGTGGTTTCATCACAAAACACGCACCATATTTCCGGGCCGGTGGGTGTTATAACAAGGGAAAGTGTTGGATTGTCAGCATCATGAGCCCCTGTATAAATGGTTTTTTCAGCACTAAATGAACCCCCATCATCGGTTGTTCTTACAAAGGTTATATCCATTTTTGGCAAGGACCTTTGCATGGCAATATAAACAGATCCATCAATATCAACCACGGCGGTTGGACTTTGAATGTTTCCCCCCACACTAACCATTGTGACCTCATTGCCAAATGATCCCCCGCCATCGGTGGAAGATGAACTTTTTATAACTCCTGCAGCTGTGTTATAAAAAGCAAGAATGGTTCCATCATTTAAAATAGCAGAATCAAGCCCGGATGCCGTACAGGTCGGCCCCGAAATTAAACTTCCCCAACTGAAACCATCATTTGATATTCTGCTATATACTATCGTGTCACCTGCAAAATTAGACAAAGAAACCAATGCACCATCAGCTCTTTCCATAACCGAAAATGAGATATGACCTTCATCCGGTACAGTTGGGCCCTGTGTCCAAGTATCGCCTTCATCGTCTGAATATAGGACTTCCACAATGCTTGAAGCACCTTTATACCAAACCAAAATCCTTCCGCTTGATAACCGTATCGCATCAAGAACAACACCGCCGGAAGCATCAATGGCAACGGCAACAAAACTATCCCATGTGATACCATCAGCCCCCAACTTTTTATAGCCAACATCAACCGTTGTCCTTTGATAATAAAACAAAAGAACTTCGCCATTTCCATTAACCACAACTGGGAATCTGTTAGCAGAAGAGGCGGCATTTGAAATAGCTTCATCAGCTTCAATTTCTATTTTATCAAGCCAGGTGGCTTGATCAATATCATCCCTGCCAAAATAGGTGGTTCCATCATGGGAAAATTTAAAAGTTGCATCACTAGCATCCCCACCGGAAACAAGTTCAACCGCAAAATCCCTGGTGGTAAACGGCAGGGTCAAGGTGAATTCATCCCCGGTTAAGGTTGAATTTAAAGCCCCCGACCATGTCAGGGTTCCGGTGGCTTGATCAAAATCGGTGACGGTTTTTGTGCTGGGCGTATAACAAACAGATACGCTATCAAACAAAAATGTTTTCCCCTCACCATTCTGCGCCCGTGAATACAGAAAAACCCTTGCTGATGTGCAACCACTCGGGATAACAGCGTCTTCTTGCACAACGGTTGACCAGTCGCCGTTTGATTCCGTTGCCCAGTCCGATAAAACTATCCAATCAGCGTTGTCATTATCATAAAGCCCCACCATATACTCTGCTTCCGTCCCTGCTTTTGCATATGCCGTCATCCGCACTGTTGCGCCTGGGACAACTGTTATTGCCTGGTAGGCCACCGGATGGATATGTCCATTTTCTGTAATTTGTAAGCAGTTCCCTGCCTTGCCTCCGCCAACACATGATAACGATGCTGCATTACCTGCAACCCATCCAGTCGTATCACTATCAAAGCCGCCGTTTGATACAAGGTTCGGATTTTCCCCCGCCGTGAATTCTATTGTGGCCCCAACGAAATAATCATCACCGAAAGCAGAAAGGGCGGAATCAATAATGGTGGTGGTTGATCCATCATCATCCGCCGTTCCATCATAGGAAAAATCTGCCGGGGTTCCCTTTGAAAGCAACCTGAAGGCCCCGGCATTGTCTGAAGCCGGTACAGGCTGCCCTATAAAAACCCCTTCTTGTTCTGTTGCGGATAAAAAATCATCGGCATCCAATATGTTTTCTGCTATTATTTTTGCGGTCATATATCTAACCCGGCGGTTGCTATTTCAACGGTTTGATAAGTATCCCCTATCTTTTGTTGATTGATCTTACGCATGACTTCAGCTATATAGTAAGCGGCCTTGTCTGTGGTACACAGTTCAGCATTTATGTTTATATCAATTTTGTTGTTAATAACCGGTGTAGAAATAGATTCCCCCCGGTTCAAGGCATTGACCCCGGCTTCACCGCCGATCCGGGCGGTTGCCTGTCTATTCAGGATACCTTCCCCCACCTGGGCAATAATCGGCCTTTCGTCCGGCTTTAAAAACATCCCCTGGTGGGCTTTGACGAAGCCGCCATCATGGAACATGCTTGCAATGCCACCAATAATACCACCGACAACGGTTCCAACTCCCGGCATTATCATCGTTCCAACGGCGGCACCACCCGCAACACCGCCAAGTGTTCTTCCTTCACTTTCCTTTAATCCAAGATTGGAAGCATAATGTTCACCAAGTTTTGATCCGGCATATCCACCAACGGCGGCCCCGCCCACCGTGGTTAAATATGGGGCATATTGCGCAACTATTCCTGAAGATGCCCATGTTGAAGCCGGGGTTGCTTCATAAATTGCGGTGTTGGCGGCAATTTCGGCGGCGGATGATCCATAAGCACTACCGGCGGCACCACCCCAAAGGGCATTATAAGCACCATATGCTTGGGCACCTTGACCAACCATCCCGGTCAAACCACCTTGCCCCTGCATACCGCCACCATACATTCCTCCCGCACCACCAGACATCCCCATCGTGGAATTTATTGAACGTACAACTTCACTATACATCAGCCATTCAAAGACCATCCGGGAAAGGGTGTCAGCCAAAATCCCATAAAGCCCATCTGTAAAAGATGCCCAATAATCGGCAAAGGAAGCTGTTTCACCCCTCATTGAATCATATAAAATAGTAGAAACCGAACTTTGACTATCCCTGGCAAAACTCGTATAAGCATTGGTCATGGCGGAAGTGGTTTCTTTTGTTTTCTTCTTTTTCTTTTCGGCCCCATAATACATTTCTTCCAGGGCCTTTTGCTCGGCATCGGAGAGCTGTTCGTAGGAATCCCAGTAATAACCGGACATATCCTCGGTGGCTTTTTTAACGGCCTTGGCGGTTTTGGTGTGGGCCACCGGTATTTCTTCGATGCCCTTTTTCCATGTTTTGACCTGTTTGATGACACCGTCATAGGCTTTGTTGGTTTTTTCGATATCCCTGATTACGTCTTTGGTGACATCGATGCTGGATGCGCGAAACTGTATGGCCGCGCCTTCCAGGCGGTCAAAGGGGTTGGCTTCCATCTTGCCCAGTTTCACCAGGGACTCGAACAGCAGGTCCAGCGGCGTCAGCAACACCCGCAGGCCTTTGATCAATCCTTCCAGCGCCACGGCCAGGGTGTTGATGGCTAAATTGCCCACCAGTTTAATGCCCAGCCAGCCGTTGTGGAAAAAGCGCATTACTTCCAGGGCCGTGGTAATGCCGTCCACCAGGTACAACACGCCGGTTTTGGTGAGCTGCTGCAGCATTTCGCGGTTGTCCTTGATCTGCCCGCCCCAGGCCTTGAACTGGGCCTCGGCCATGTGTACCAGATCGATCATAAATTTGTTTTTGGTGATCACAAAGCCGATTTCTTCTTTCATGTCGCCCAAGGAATTCGTGGCCGCATCCACGGACCCGCCGAATGTTTCGCGCAGGGCCGCGGCCGCGCCGCCGAACTGGGATTCCAACTCTTTTAAAATAATGGCCTGGGCCCCGGCAGCATCGCCCGATTCCCACAACATGGCGATCATGTCTTTTTGCTGATCCGAAAACTGCACCCCGGCCCGGGTCATGGCGGACAGGTTTTTGATGGGGTCGTTCATGGCCTTGCCGATCATGACCATGGACGATTTTAAATCCTGTTCCATGACAGCCGACATATCCAGGGCCGCCTGGGTTGTGCGCTCGAACCCTTCGCCCTGGATCTTTTTGAACGTGCCTAAAATGGCCATGCCGTTTAAAATAACTTCATCGCCCACGGTGGTGACTTCCTGCATGCCGACGGCCATGGCCTTCATCTGTTCTAAATTATAGCCGGCAGCATGGCCGGTGGCCTCGATCACGGCCCCCAGCTTGGTTTCGGCTTTTTCCTGCACATTGGCCAGGCCGACCGCTTCGGACATGACCTTGTTGGCGGCATACAGCCCGGCCACCGCCGAAGCGATGCCGGCGCCCAAAGCAATGGCGCCGCCTTTGGCCACGGTAAAGGCCGAATGGGCGGCTTTGCCGAAATGTTTGACAACCACCGATCCCTTGTCATCAACAATCAGATCAAGTTTGAGTTTGGCAGCCATTTTATTTTGCTTCGATTTCTATGATCACATTGATTACGGCAACACACTTGTCATGCAAGGCCGGCCGCTGGGCGGCCGGAACACAACAGTTATTAAAGGTTGTTTCGATGGACGTGTAATCAAATTCCGTGGTTTTAAACATGGCCAGCTTGCCGTCATCTATTCCGAGCTGGCGCTTTGTTTTAACCAGCCCGGGCCTTATCTTTTTAAACAGTTGCCAGAAACGGCGGTTGTCTTTCGACCGCTTGGGTATTTTATCCGTGGGCCGCATACACTCGGCAACATGCTTGATGCCTTTACAGTCAACGCCGGGCAAAAAACCGTCTTTCTGGGAGCGGATACACAGCCAGCACTCCATTTTCGTGGGTGACAGATACCACCTGGCCCACTCGATCAGTTTTTTAAGGACGCGCCCTTTTTATCCTCATATTCACGGCTTTTGATAATTACAAAGTTTTTGATGTTGCCCAGGTTGTAGTCAAAAATCTTGTCTTTGATATCTTCGGAAAATACAAGTTTTTGACCGTTGGCATCCACGATTTTGTTGCCCCGAAAATCCTTGAAACAGTGATCAAAGATCTTTTTCTGCTGCGATCCGGTGAACTCCATTGTGCCGTCCTGGCGGATCACCACGCCGGCCATTTCAGCCGGATAGGGCGCAATCAACAAATACGCGCCAAAGGCGTCCTTGGCCGGCTCGGGCACAACCTCACCCGTAAAAAAATCATACCATTTGGGTTCCATGGACAAATCTGTCCAGTCGATGGTCAGTTTGTTTTCATCTTCTTTCATAATCTTATACCTTCCCTTTTTTTGATTTTTTTCTAAGCGTTTGCGCTAAAAGCCAGGGCCCCGTAAAGCTGAAACGTAACCGGCTCCTTGACCAGTTCGCCCAGGGGCGCGTTGGGATTGATGCCGGTAATGACGACCCAGCAGTTAAAATGATCACCGGTTTGGTCCTGGTCCGGATCGTAGTTGAACAGCTGCAGCAGAAAATACTTCTGGGTTCCGTCAGCGCCGTCTTCAAGGGCATCGAAAAAAGAAGCTTCGCCGATAAAAAAGGCATCGGCCCCGCCGCTGCCGCCGGCCAGGCCGGGCAGGCCTTCTTTCCAGTCCTGGCCCATGCGGGATGCATCGGCCATGTCAACAGCCGTGTCCAGACTCCAGCCAACCAGGTAGCCCACTTTTTCCAGGGCCGCCGAAGGGATATAATCCCCGGCAACGGTAACATTCCCGACATTGGCATCAAAGGTGGCCTGGCCCCGTACATAATCGATCACCAAAACACTTGCGGCACCATCATCCGTGAAGGTTGGTGGATTGTTAGGATCTAAAATCCGCATGGTGGCGTCGGTGATCTGGGCGGTTGCCCCGGACTCTGTGGTTGCTTCGGCATACAGCTTGCCGATCACCCACTTGTCGGCCAGGGTGTGCCCGGTAGTGGCCGCAAACGTGATGGCCTGGGTACCGTTGTCCCCCGCAAGATTCTGAGATGCGCCGGTTATATCAACATCGGTGGTCCAGGCCCCGCCGTTTTCACGCCATTGGAAGGTATCGACACCGCCGTCGCCTGCCAGTTCACCATCTATTTCAGCTTCAAAATATGAACTGTCGGACGCGCCGGAAAAACTGCCCCAGGTTACATCGTTGAGGCCGTCGCCTATAAAACCGTTGGCCCGCGAACGATATAGGGCCCCATGTTTGCCGTGCATGGGAGTGGTCGGACTTGCCATGTAATCACCCCCTTTTTAGGCTGAATCGGTAAGCGTTAAGGCGCCGTCACCCTGAAAACTAAAGTTACAGCTGGCCTTGCCGCCGATGGTCGGATTTATGGAAAACCCGGTGATATAGAGGTTGCCGGTAAAGGCATTGGTGGAACCGTCCAAAAGAAATTTGACATCCGTTAACTTGGTGCCCGGCGTGGACGCGATAATATTGTCCATAAAGGCCTTTTGCTCGGTGTTGCCGGCCACAAAATGGGCCGTAAAACTGCCGGACCAGCCGGCCAGGCCGGGGATACCTTCTTTCCAGTCCTGGCCCTGGCGCGAAATATCGTCCATATCCAGGGCCACGTCCAGGCTCCAACCCTCGGTGTACTCCATGGCCACATCGTTCTTTTCCACACGGCAGGCCTTGCCGTGGAATGGAGTGGTGTTATAAGCCATCGGTTAATCCTCCTTTGTTTCTGTTTTGTCCGCCGCTTCTGTTTTCCGGTTTTACCTCTTCCGGTGCCTGCCCCCGATTCAAAACTGCCAGCGGCTTACGGTCGAAATCCACAACCGCAACCGCGGCCAGATCGCAGTTCAGGCAGTCCGCCTGTATGTTGTTTTGATATTTTTGCGGGCAGGCCTTTGGCCCCCTGCCGCAACCGATATCAATCAATCCTCGATACGTTTTCATATTTCATCCCTTCAATCATCAATCGACAATCATCAATCAAAAGGGTCATCGCCCTGGTAATACTGCTGGGTGAAGGTGGCATACATTTCAAATTTCAAGCTGGGAAAAAACTCGATCGTAAAATAAAAGATCTCCAGCTCGGAAAGCTCCAGGCCGGTCAGGCTGGACGCCTTGATCACATCCTTGACGTAGTTGGCAAAATCGGCCAGGTTTTCGGAAAACTCGTATTCGACAATGTTGTCCCGGGCCCTGGTTTTGAAATCGGCATCATAAAGCCCGCCGGAAATGACAACCTCATGCTCCCGCTGCTCCAGGCTGTACCCTTCATGCTGGCGCTCAAAGGTTACGTTGACGGCCGGATAATCAGATGTCGGGTCGGGCGGATTGCGTTCATCGATGCCCTTGTACACCTTGTGCCGCCGGCCGTAGGTGGCCGCGCACCAGGATGACAGGGTCTGATCATCGGCAATATCGTTGATCAGGGTGTTGATCAGGGTATTTTCGTTCATATGCGCTCCCCGGCCATCTTGCGCTCCCAGTTAGTAGTGATGTTGCGGCGGGCTTCGGCCTTATTGGCTTTCCAGAAGGGATCGATTTCAGGCCTGGCCGGCAGTTGCGGCCCGGACGATCCCAGGCCCCGGCCGGCCTTTCTTTTTAAAAAGAAAAATCTGGCATCCGGATCGCCGGCTTTTTTCAGCCTGCCGCCGATGCGGGCCAGTCGAACACCCAGGGCGGACCGGCTGCCGCCGTACAAAATGGATGCGCCGCCTTCCTGGTGCAGCGTGACAAGCTGCTTCCAGGAGCGGCTGTTCATCTTGGGGTTTACAAAACCGACTGCCACGTTAAACTTGCCGGATTCCCGGGTGGCCTTGTACCGCACCAGATGCGCCATGGATGCCAGTGGTTTGCGGGCGTTCTTTTTGCGCTTGCCGGTTTTGGTGCGGCGGGCGATCTGGGAAAGCGGCGTCAACCTGGTGCCGCCGGGCCGGGCCTCTTTTACTTCCGCTTTCAGTTTCCGCGACAGCCGGAAACCTTCAACCCGGGCGGACACTTCGGCCGCCTTGACGCGCTTTTTTTCCACCGCGTCCAGGTCTTTTTTGACCTGCAGGGCGTTGCGCCAGATCAGATCCGCGGCCGGGGCTTTCACAGCACCGGCCTTTCGTCGCGGGTGCATTTGCACACCCACTCACCGCCAATATCCTGAAATTCTGACAACTCCTTGACGCCGTCGGAAACAACCGTCCATGTCTGGTTGTCGCCGGCTCCATCCGCCACAACAAACGTGCTGCGATAAACCGGCCGGGCAGGAACCTCGGAAATCCGCACCGATATTTCAGCCTCGTGGCGCCGGCTTTGCCCTTCCGGCAAACGGTTAAAATCCTCATCAACAATAACCGTTACCGAAGCGGCCGATCCGCCCAGCGGCGTATAGGTGGCCGCCACGCCGTGAAAAGTATAGTGATTGTCAATCAGGGCCACTACCCGATCCCTTATCCGCTTCCGCTTTGGCCTTGGCCCGGGCGTCTAACTTTTTCAACTCCATACATTCCAGACAGGCAAGCATCTGTTTCGACACGCCGGACAATTTAATGATTTCCCCGGCTTTAAACTGCAGGGAAGTCAGGACCCGATAAACACCCTGGCCCAAGGGCTCTAAATTTCTTTTCCGGGATTTTGCCTGGGCATCGGTCAATCCGACCGACACCCCGGCTGTTATATCAATAATCCCGGTGGTTTTATATTTGATCATAACAACCCCCTTCCAGGATTAAACCATCGTTACAAAGCAAGCATTCTGCCAGTAACCGTATCCGACATTTCGCCACGTATCGATGCCGTACTGATGGGCATCGTTGTCAAATTCGTATTCCGACCCGTAGCCTTTGACCTTCATCTGCACCGCGGTTTCTTCCTGGCGGATGAAAGCTTTGATAGCCGAATCCGTTCGAAACACGACAAATTCATCGGTCCAGTCGGTGCCGATTCTGGCATTTGGCACCACCGAAATTGAAAAACCCGGCGGAACCGACTTCAATGCCAGTTCGGTAGGCGCCCCGGCAAACGGTGTTGCAACGGCCTGTTGTGCCGCCATTCCCAAGGTCAGGGGAACCATTACCAAGAACTCACTTGCGTTTTCGTTCATGGGCTCGCCTTTATCATCCTTGAAACCGCAAATCGCATTGATGCCGTGAACGATTGCCCATTGCATTTCCGCAACTGCCGGAACGGTCACACTTCCTGCCGTTGCAACGGGCATGGCGGAAATATCAACCGTAATGTCATTGTCCTGGGTCCCGGAATCACCCTCTGAATGATCCGTATCAAAGAAATACTGACCATCGTAACAAGTCGTGGAGGCGGCATTCAGGATCAGGGTGGTAAGCAGGGACGCCCAATGGGCGTTGGCCCTTCTGGCCATTTCCGCAATTCGAATCAACACCTGCCCGGATTTGTCCCGGCGCAAATCTCGAACCAGAACCTCCAGGGTGGCCTCGTAATGCTTATTGGTGATAGTCAGGTTGTTTTCCCTGAAACCCTTGGCATTTCGGCCACCGACCCATTCACGCAAAGCCGGGCTCATACCCAACCAGGCGTATTGCTCGGACGCCTGATCGGAATTGAAAAGGTTTGACACCTTCGAAACCCAGGCGGAACCGACATCCTGTTCTAACGCCTTATAGAAAGTGCCGATAATCTGCCTTTCTGTTAAAAGTTTGACTCCCATTTTAAAATCCCCCTATTTTATAAAATCGGTTATGAGTTGTCTTTATTAGCCCACGTTCCAACCATCTTGGTGACAATCCACCCGTCGGCATCACCGTATTCAATGTCAACATAGTCACCCCGGCAAGCCGTGGCCTTGGTGTTGACAATGCCATGATTGTCCGTTGAAGCCCGATCCGGGGATGCAAGGCCATCACTTGCATTTGGTGCAATGTCAACAATCGCAACACCAAAGGCCCCGGAATTGACAATCCTGAAGGCCATTCCCGCCACGGCGGGAAGGGTGATCACCTTGGCATCCGTTCCGATCTGAAACAATTTCCCTGAATCTTGTTCATCAAGTGTTTTGTTATCCGTTAATGTTTCAGCCGTTAAGCCTTCATGCGGATCACGGAAGGCAGTTGCATCAAACCGCACAATGGCAACACCGGCGGAAACATAACGGTGGATAAAGCCAATGAACACACCGGACGCCTTCAGGAATGAAAACGCATTATCATCCTGTGCATAAACAGGTTGCCCAACATCGGTAATCACAGCACCTGTAACCGAAAGTTTAACCTTCCCGGATTCAATCACCCGCACGTTGATTGCCGTGGCGGCCCCAGCGGAATTGTCCGCCTGTTTTTCTGCAAATCCCGCAAATCTGTCTGCAGACGTCAACGGTTGTGCATGGCCCGTACCATCCACCAATCCGACAGCCGCCCCTTCATAAACAATATCGGCGGCAATAACAGGAAATTCGTTGCGATCCCCCACTTCTATGTCTCTGGGAGTATCGGCGGCTAAAGTAGTCATAATTAATCCCCTTTATATTTTTGGTTATTGGTTAATTGTTGTTATTTTTTGGAAATGGTTTTCACCAGGCCCGCGGCAATTGCTTTTTCGGCGGCGACATATGTTTCAAAATCATCCATAAACTCCGCTCTTATTTCTGCGCTTTCGGCCCACGCCTTTTTGCACTTCTCTTCAACCGACAGGTTGTCATCAACCGCTGCCGGTGCGTCGATTGCCGTATGATGCACGGAATCCGGGGCGTCAGATCGATGATTAGCCAAAGCAGTGGTCCTTAAAACCTTTTCAGCACCCAAAACCTGGACGGCGGCTTGTTCGCCGGTGGTTTTGCCGTCCCACATCAGGGCCGTGATCAGATCTTCGTGGCCGGGGATGAGCTGTTCGGAAACCGCTTTGATTCTGGCCAGTTCATTGGCGGCCCCTTCCCGCAAGCCCGCCTGTTTGCCCTCGGATGTCAGGTCCGTTACGATGTCCGGATATTCGGCCTTGATAAGTTCAAGCGTGATTTCCGGCGCTTTTGGTAGGACTATAAGTTTGTTATCTGGCATTTTAAAATCCTCCTTTACATTTTTCTGGCCGGAAATCCCGGCGATTAAATTTTTGGGAGCATTCTTATATTGCTCCAGGCCCTTAAGGCCGGCCTGAATGCTGACTTTTTCGGTAACTTTGTCCGCCAGACCGTATTTTACCGCCTCGGCGGCTGTCAGCCAGGTTTCGTCGGTCATCATTTCCGATATTTGATCGTTCTCCAGTCGTGATCGGTTATGATAGACCGCGATCATGCCGGTTTTAATTTTTTCGAGGGCCACTGCCATCTTGTTCATATCTTCAGCCGTGCCAGCCACCAGACCGGCCGGATCATGTATCATCATCATGGCGTTTTCCGGCATTTCGATCTCATCACCGGACATGGCGATAACCGACGCGATTGAAGCGGCTATGCCGTCAACCTTGACATTTATTTCGGCCTTGTGAGATTTCAGGTAGTTGTAAATGGCGTTGCCGTCGAACACGGAACCGCCCGGTGAGTTTATAAAAACATTGATGGTTTCCAGCTCGCCCAACGCCTTTAATTCATTGATCAGGCGCTTGGCCTCGACAGTCGAACCATCCCCCCAGAAATCCTTTCCGATCCGGTTATAAATCATCACATCGGCGGATTTGTTATTCGTCTTTGCCTGAATCGAAAACCACTTCATTTTCCCTTTCCCCCTTTTTGTCTCTGTCCAGTCCGGCATCTATGATCTTTCTTTGTTCTTTGGCCCGCTGCGGGAACTTCTGATCCCAATCGCCGCCGGTTAAAGCGGCGGTTTCTTCCGAATGAGTTGTCAGCGTCAGGTCAATTCGTTTCTCGGCGGCTTCGACCTCTTTTTTTTCGTCGATTTGCCCGGGGGCCTGGCCGGTCCATTCCGACCCCAGATACGCCTGTCTGATCAGAGAGTCGCCCGTTAAAAACCCGGGGGCGGCGATGCGGCCGCTTGCAACCGCCTCGGTCATCCATAATTCGTAAACCGGGCGGCACAAATTATCTGCCAGCCATTTGCGGCGCCCCTTGAAGTATCGCCAGGCCTCCAGCAGCGCGGCCCTTGCCGCCGAATAACTGGCGGTAAAATGTTTGACCAGCAGTTCAAAGGGCAACTCCAGGGCCACGCCGACCTGCCGCATTACCGCCAAAACAAACGGATCAAACGATTGGTTGGGGCGTCCGGGATTTGCGGTTTCGATGCTTTCGTTGGGATTCAGGTCCAGGATGGCTGCGGATGCCAGTTTATAGTCTTTGTCGCTGGCTTTGCCGCCGGTTTCGGTCTGGGGCTGCATAACGCCCAGGCCGTCTTGAGATTCGGATTTAATGAAAACCGTAAAAAAAGAACTGACAACAGCGGCGGCAACTTCGGAATCGGTGTACCGTCCGAGCTGCTTTAAAATTTCAATCACCGGGGCCAGGTCGGGCACGCCCCGGGTTTGGCCCACACGGCGCTTGTTGTAAAGGTGCAGCACATTTTTGCGGCCGGTTTTAGAACCGTATGCCTTGATTCTTTTCCATTTGTTTTGTTCGGAATAAAGGTTCCCGGGATGGCCCTGCAGAATGTGATATTCATCCGGCGCCCCGTACATGTCTTTTTGTACGCCTTCGGCCAGGGTTTCGGTATCGGCGATATTGTCGGCATTGCAAACGCGGTCCGATTCTACAAGTTGCAACCGTAGCCGGTAGGGACGGCCCTTTATCTCTTTTTCGGGCGTCAAAATAAGAACATCGCCGTTTTCAAGGGTCGATCTTAACGCCAGGTCCTGAATGCCGGCAAAATTCAAGGTACGCGTAATATCGCAATCGGTCGAATTGGCCCACAATCTCCATTCGGCTTCGGTCCTTTTTTCCCAGGCATCGGCATTATCTTCATTTAATCCCAAAATATCGCGGTCGATGCGGGATCGTAACACCAGGCCGGTGCCCACAATGCTGGTCAACTTGGTATTGATGGCGCCGGCAGCCAGAGGGTTGTCGCGCACCAGGTCCCGGGAGCGCTCCCGCAAGTCGGCCAGGTACGGCAGAATGTCGGTGTCGGCATCACCGCTGCTGGTTTTCCACTCGGAAAGCGAGCGGCGGCTTTTGGATGCGCCGGCATAACTCTGGATCAGGGTCATGCCTATTCTGGCACGCATGCGCACGGCCCCGCGAACCGGTGATAAAAAGGAAACCGCCCGGTCAATGATGTTGGGCTTGATGTCAATTTTGTTTTTATGAATAACTTCGCGCATCAGTCCACCGGAGTTGCCCCTTTGATTAATATGCCGCCGTTGGCTTCGCGGGCCGCCATTAACTTGGCTTTTCTCAACTCTTCCATCACCGCTTTAAGATCGGCATTGGTCGCTGATCGGCCCCCGGTGCCTGAATAGGATTGAGCGCCGGTCAAAATTGCAGTTTTGGCGGTTTCCAGCTCGGCAACGATTTCGGCCCAGGTTTGCGTCATAAAAAACCCCATGTATGGTGGTATTTAAAACTTAGAACACTATAACATGGGTTTTTATCAATTTTGGGCCATGTGGGAGAAATCAGGGTGAAATCGAGGTGAAATAGGGGGGAAATAGGGTGTTAAAGTTCTTGACACAGCTTTTCAGGTGTCATT